TTGGAGTTTCTTAATTGATTACTAATTAAATATTAATTTACTATATAATACCAATCGTTTACGGAATAAAATAATGTCTAAAATTGATGAGAACTTGAGTGAAATGTTAAATATACCAACAACATCTACGGTGATTGACCAACCGACTGATGTTGTTGTTAGAGATAAAAAAGAAGAAATATTAGAAACAGATTTAATGAAAGATTACGAAGAATCTCGTAAACAATTAAAAGAAATTGTTTCTAAAGGTGCTGGTGCAATTGATGACATACTTGCTATTGCTCGTGAATCGGAACATCCTAGAGCTTTTGAAGTTGCAGCTACAATGATTAAAACCGTTGCTGATGCTAATGAAAAACTTTTAGCAATGCAAAAACAAATGAAAGAAATAACTGGCACCAAGACTCAGAACTTAAATGTAGGTAAAGCTGCAATATTTGTTGGCTCGACTTCTGAATTGTCCAAAATGATTAAAAATGAGATTAAAACTATAGATGGCAGTTAATGAAAATTTAGGTTATAGAGATAATCCACTTTTAAAAAAAGTAGGTGTACCTCACGAATATACTCAAGAAGAAATTGAAGAATACATCAAGTGTTCTAAAGACCCGGTTTACTTTATTAAAACATACATTAAAATTGTAAACGTTGATGAGGGTTTAATTCCTTTTGGTATGTGGGATTTCCAAGAGAAAATGGTTGAAACTTTTAAGGACAACCGTTTTGTTATTATGAAGATGCCTCGGCAGGTTGGTAAAACAACAACCTCTGTTGGTTATATTCTATGGCACTCAATCTTCCAAGACGCTCAAAACATCGCTATCTTGGCCAACAAAGGTTCATTGGCCAGAGACATTCTTGCTAAATATCAATTAGCTTATGAAAATCTACCAACATGGCTTCAACAAGGTATCATTACTTGGAATAAAGGTAACGTTGAGTTAGAAAATGGTTCTAAAGTTATATCTGCTTCAACCACATCAAGTGCTATTCGAGGCGGTTCATTTAACTTAGTATTCTTAGACGAGTTTGCGTTTGTACCTAACAATATTGCTCTAGAGTTCTTTAATTCTGTTTATCCTGTAATTTCATCAGGTAAATCATCTAAGATTATTATTGTTTCAACTCCAAATGGTATGAATCTATTCTACAAAATGTGGATGGATGCCATTGAAGGACGAAGTACCTACAAGGCCTTAGAAATTCATTGGTCTATGGTACCAGGTCGTGACCAAAAATGGAAAGAAGAAACAATTAAGAACACTAGTGAAGACCAGTTTAGACAAGAGTTTGAAACTGAGTTCTTAGGTTCATCTAATACTTTAATTTCTGGTCAAAAACTCCAGATGATGCACTATAAAGACCCAATACTTCGTCAAATGGATATTGATATCTTTGAACATCCTATTAAAGATAATGACGATGGCACTGTAAAAGAACACTTGTACGCAATTGCGGTTGATGTAGCTGAAGGCAAAAACTTAGACTATTCAACTTTCTCTGTAATAGATATTTCAGCTACTCCATACATACAAGTTGCTAGATATAGAAACAATACCATCTCACCGATATTATTCCCAACGGTAATATACAATGCGGCACGCTATTTTAATAATGCCTATATATTGGTTGAGATTAATAATAATCCACAAATCGCAGAAACACTACATACAGATTTAGAATATGAAAATGTAATCAAGGTGATAACAGGTAATAAAAAGGCTCAGCAGATTTCGGCTGGGTTTGGTAGAGGTGTACAAATGGGTGTTCGTATGACACCTCTTGTTAAACGAGTCGGTTGTTCAAATTTAAAAACTTTGATTGAATCCGACAAACTGATAATTAATGATTTTGATACGATAGCTGAATTAACTACCTTTGTTGCTGGTAGAAGTACTTTTGAAGCTGATGATGGCGCAAATGATGACATGGTTATGACCTTAGTCCTTTTTGCCTGGATGACTACTCAGAAATATTTCAAAGAAATTGTATCACATGACATACGAAAACAATTACAATTACAACAATTCTCTCAGGTCGATGAAGAAATTCTTCCTGTAGGTGAATTAAATGATGGTTTAGATGTTCCTTTTGTTGTTGAAGATGGAGATGTTTGGGTATCAGGTCAAGGTGACACATATTCAGATTATTTCAAAAACATAACAAAAGGTTTATAAAATAAGGTAATGATAAATAGATTGTATAGTAATATATGTTTCTCTACTATCATTATAAAAATACAAGGAGATAAAAATGGCGTTTCAACTTTCTCCTGGCGTAAATGTTTCTGAGATTGACTTAACCACAGTCGTTCCTTCAGTTTCAACTACAGCCGGTGCAATTGTTGGGGACTTCACATGGGGTCCAGTAAACAAAAGAATTTTGGTTGACAGTGAAATAACACTCGTTGACCGTTTTGGTAAACCAAATAGTAATACTTTCGTTTCTTTCTTTAGTGCAGCTAACTTTTTAGCATATGGTAATAACCTACGTGTCGTTCGTGTTGTTGACACCACAAGTTCATTACATGCTAATAATGCCACATCAGTTGGTACGGGTGTTCTAATTGAAAATGAAGATGATTATGAATTAAATCATTCAGCTAACACATCAACATCGTTTGGTGCTTTTTATGCTAGATGTCCTGGTGCATTAGGTAATAGTATTCAAGTTGTAGCTTGTGCAAATACCTCATCTTTTACAGGATGGGAATTCAGTTCAACATTTAGTTCAGCACCAGGTACATCAGAATTTGCAAATAGCGTAGGTGGTTCTAACGATGAATTACACATAGCTGTTGTAGATATCACTGGTGCTATTTCAGGTACAGCTGGTACTATTTTAGAAAAATATGAAAGTGTTTCTAAAGCTTCCGATGCTAAATTAGATGACGGTACACCAAACTATTATGTAACTCAAATTTCTAATAAATCAAAATGGATATATGTAGCATCTCATTTTGCTTCAGGATGGGGTGTTTCAGCTGTTGGTAGAAATTTTGGAACAACCACTCCAACTTATGATGAAACATTGGCTGGTGGCGTAGATGTTCCAGCTTTACAATCTCATTATGTAACAGGTTGGGATTTATTCGCTAATTCTGAAGAAGTTGATGTATCATTACTTGTAGCCGGTAACGCTTCAGAAATTGGTGATAAAACCACTGTTCCTGAGTATGTACATCAAATTGCTGATAGTCGTAAAGATTGCTTAGCGTTCTTATCGCCTAGTTTTGCTAGTGCCGTAAGTACTCCATCAGCATCAGCTGTGGTATCTTATAGAAACTCATTGAATATCGGAACTTCATATTCAGTTATGGATTCAGCTTGGAAATATCAATTTGACAAATACAATAATGTTTATAGATATGTTCCACTTAATGGTGACATTGCTGGTTTATGTGTCTATACTGATAACGTTCGTGATCCATGGTGGTCTCCTGCTGGTTTAAATCGTGGTCGTATCAAGAATGTTGTTAAACTTTCTTGGAATCCAAATAAAACAGATAGAGATACATTATATCCCGCAAATGTTAATCCAGTTGTAGCGTTCCCTGGTGAAGGTGTTGTATTATATGGTGACAAAACCATGCAATCAAAACCATCAGCCTTCGATAGAATTAATGTTCGCAGATTGTTTATTGTACTTGAGAAAGCAATCGCAGTTGCTGCTAAATATTCATTGTTTGAATTTAATGATGAATTTACCAGAGCGCAATTCGTTGCATTGGTAGAACCATTCTTACGTGACGTTAAAGGTCGCCGTGGTATCTATGACTACCGTGTAGTTTGCGATTCAACAAATAATACTGCTCAAGTTATTGATTCCAACCAATTCGTTGGTGATATCTACATCAAACCAGCTCGTTCAATCAACTTCATTCAACTGAATTTTGTTGCTGTTAGAACTGGCGTAGACTTCACAGAAATCGTTGGGAAGTTTTAATAAATAAAGACAGTATAGGAGAAAAACATGGCATTTAATGTAACAGAATTTAGAGCCAATCTCTTAGGAGATGGCGCTCGTCCTAATCTGTTCCAAGTATCGTTAACCTTCCCAACGGTGGCAAATTCACCAGTGGCTGGCCAAAGACTTTCGTTTTTGGCCAAGACCGCACAGTTGCCAGGTTCAACAGTCGGAACAGTCCCAATGTATTACTTCGGTCGTGAAATGAAGTTTGCAGGTAATAGAACCTTTCCAGATTGGTCTATTACGATTATCAATGATGAAGATTTCAATGTACGTAACGCTTTTGAGAAATGGTCTGATGCAATTAACAGTCACTCTCTAAACGTAAGAAATCCAGCAGCATATAATCAACTACTATATACTACTGATGCAACAGTAACTCAGTTTAGTAAAGCTGGTTTACCAATTAAATCTTATAAATTTGTTGGTTTATTCCCAACCGATGTTTCTCCAATCGAATTAGATTGGGGTTCTAACGACAGTATTGAAGAATTTGGCGTAACTTTAGCCTATCAATTCTGGGAATCAGATACAACATCTTAATGATGCTATATGGAAGAGGGGAGAAATCCCCTCTTATTATGTTATTTTGAATATTGAATAAAGGAAATTAAATTGGCTTTTTCACTTTTTGGGTTCCAAATATCTCGTCAGCAAGAAGACGAAGAACAACAGAATTCTACGCAATCTTTTACACCGCCATCAAATGATGACGGCGCTCTAACCATCACGCAGGCCGCGTATTACGGTACGTATGTCGATTTAGATGGTACAGCAAAGAATGAAGTAGAACTTATTGGTCGTTATCGTGAAATGGCGATGCAACCTGAAATTGAATCTGCTATTGATGATATTTGTAATGAAGCTATCGTACAAAATGACGATGGTGAAAATATTAAATTAATTACAGATAAGTTAAACGTATCACCCAAGATTAAAAAAGCAATTGAAAATGAATTTAATGTCATTCTGAAATTGCTTAACTACAACAATATGGCGCCTGATATATTCAGACGCTTTTACATTGACGGTCGGTTGTTCTATCATATATTGATTGACAGAGAGAATCCGACTCAAGGTATTAAAGAATTAAGATACATTGACCCACGTAAAATCCGTAAGGTTCGTGAGGTTAAAAAAGATAAAGACCCTAGAACTGGTGTTGAAATGGTAGTCGTGGTTAACGAATACTATATTTTCAATGACAAGTCTATTAATGGGTCATCGTCTAATTATGGTCCTGTTGGGGTTAGAATTGCCAAAGATTCAATAATCAATGTAAACTCAGGCCTAATGGATTCCAGAAGGGCATCGGTATTATCATACCTACACAAGGCAATCAAACCATTAAATCAGTTGAGAATGATTGAAGATGCAACGGTTATCTATCGTATATCACGTGCACCTGAACGTAGAATTTTCTACATTGATGTAGGTAACTTACCTAAGATGAAAGCGGAACAATATCTCCGTGACATCATGGTTAAATATAAAAACAAAATCGTTTATGATGCTCAAACTGGTGAAGTTAGAGATGAACGTAAACACATGTCTATGATGGAAGACTTTTGGTTGCCTCGCCGTGAAGGTGGTAAAGGTACTGAAATTCAAACTTTACCTGGTGGTCAAAACCTAGGTGAATTAGAAGATGTTAAGTATTTTGAAAAGAAATTATACAAATGCTTAAATGTTCCTGTTTCACGTATGGAATCAGCAACTTCATTTACTATTGGCCGTGCAACTGAAATTTCACGTGATGAAGTTAAGTTTGCTAAGTTTGTTAATAGATTACGTAATCGCTTTACAGAATTATTTGATGAAGCTTTAAAAATACAATGTGTTCTCAAAGGTGTTTGTACCGAAGATGAATGGAATGTATTTAAAGAAGGCATCTATTATGATTTCATTCGTGATAATAACTTTGCTGAATTAAAAGACGCTGAAATATTAAGAGAGCGTTTAAGTTTATTAAGTCAAATTGATTTATATACTGGTCGTTATTATTCTATGGATTGGATTCGTAGAAATGTTCTTAGATTCTCTGATGCTGATATTCAAACAATCGACAAAGAAATCGAAGATGAACGTAGTAGAGGTGTTCCAATGCCTGCAGATTTACAGTATATTGGAATGAGTCCTGGTGGCGGTGAATCACCACAAACGCCAACGTTAGAACAAGACCCAATGATTCAACCAGGCGGTCAGGACGCAAGTCCTCAAGGTGCTCCGGCACCAGTGAAAGCACCACAACAAACCAAACCATCTAATGGTGGTGGTGGCGGTGGTGACTTAAACCTTAAACAATAGTATTATAAATATACCATAATGAATTTGGAGAATAACATGAACGCAAGACAAATTATAGATTTCGCAGCTGATGATAACGCAAAAGAGATGCGTGAAGCTTTATACGCTTCTATTCATGACAGAGTATCTGCGGCAATTGAAGCTAAGAAACAAGAGGTTGGTGCTTCAATGTTAGGCATGTCTATTTCAACTGAAGATGTTCAATTGGAAGAAAAAGAAGAAGGCCACGAAGACGAAGCTGAAGATAAAGCCATGTGTAAAGATGTTGCCAAAAAAGAAGTTAAAGGCCACGAAAAACGCATGCATAAAGGCGACAAAGAAGACTAATGAAATCTTTAAAAGATTACATTGATAGTATTCCGGTACAGGAGGATATTGAGGATTTAGAAGAAGTTTCTTCTAAACAAAATCCTAAGGATCCTCCTGCTATTATGGTAATGCGTAGAAAGTCCATTAGACAATTCCCTAATGGTCAACGAGTTGCTTTATATTACGTTGATAGCATTAAAAAATATGTTAGTATTCCGTTTGACGATAAAGGCATTTCATTGTTGTCAGTTGAAGAGTTTGAAGAACCAGAAACACAAGATGTGATACATCAATTGCAAGAAATAGTATCAGATGAAACCACTAGACGTATTGTATTTGAAGATAATACTACTTTGGTTGTTGATAGATTAATTGCAAATGCTGTATTAAAGATGTATGAAGCATTAACAGATAATAACAAACAAAAAGTTTTTGAAATGGCACAAAAAAGCAAACACCAGTTTAAAGAAATTGTTGAGTTTGCTAAGAAACATGTAAATTAAAGGATAAAAAATGGCAAACGATTTTTCATATCAGGTTTTAAAGGACACCAATACACACACTGTAATTAAATTTACAGGTTTCTTTGATGGCGTATCTGGTGAAGAGGCCAATACCGCAAGAGTTCGAGCAAATTCATTGTTTGGTGCTTTAGATACGTCACGTGCAAATTTATTGTCATCAACCTCAAATACAGGTTCATTAGCTTATCACGGATTATCGGTAAGTCGTGTTTGGTGGACATCAACCATTCCATCACCTGGACATTTGAATATGTATTGGACTTCAGATACGGGCCCATCCATTATGAGAATATCAGAAGGTTCTGGTTCATATAATGATAATGGTAATATGATTACTATACCAAATAATTCTAGAGGTCAAGCAAACTCAAATGGTAACATTGGTTTCTACACACATGCCGCAAATGTAAATCACGCATCTTATACTGTTGTTATGGAATTACGTAAAGATAATTACGATTACAGTCGTGGTCAAGATAGAGACTCAGCCGCATTCAATTACGGTGATTATGGAATGACACCATAAGGATAAAAAAATGAAACTAATTAAAGAAGTCAACGAGTCTGTAAGTTACATCACCGAAGAAGTTGAAGGTGGTAAAAGAAACCTGTTCATTACAGGTCCATTTTTACAAACAGAACAAAAGAACAGAAATGGTCGTATCTATATGCGTGAGGTAATGG